AAAATGACAGAGGCAATGAAAACACAAGCACTCTACTCCAATGGACCAATTGCAAAAGCAAAAAGTCCAAGTGGTGGTAATTGTGATGGGGATGTGTTTAAGGCATTCAACTCAGATACAGGACGAGCGTATAATCTTGCAAAAGGAAAACCAACTCAAGAAACAGCAAGTAGCGACTGTGGATCTAGCAATAAAGGAGAGGTACAATCGTCAGAGGATCTCAGCTATAATGGAGTGTTTGCAAAGCTAAAAGAAAAAGGACCGGCTGCTGCAAATGTAACGGCATGTAAGTCCTTACTTATAGAAGCTTATAATGTAACACCATCTCAATTTTCAGTTTGGCGATCTTCATTTTTGTCTACCATTTTTGGTGATAGTCTCGCTGGCAAGAGAGATCATTGTAAGGGAGTGCCACTTCCATTTGATTTTAGTTTTACCATTGATGGAATAGGTGGTTTGCAATTTGGACAGATGGTTGTTAGTGATCGTATTCCACCACAAATCACAAGAAATTTCGAATGGCAAGTGACAACTGTAGAACATTCCATCACAGTAAATGATTGGACAACAACTGTGAACACAGTATGTAGATTTAAAGGATAGATATGGCAAAGGATAAAAATTATAGTGAATTTTCCTCAGGACGTAATGACAACCTATACAAATATACAAAAGGTGGTCAGTTTAGTCTTGATGGAGTTGAGTATATCGGAGAGTATCACTTTCTCGGTAAAACAGCCAAAACAGGACCTACACCAACTCCAGACGCTAGAATCCTACAAAGATTGTATCGTGTGCAAGACCATTACATATACGATCGTAACTTTGATTTTGATGTAAAAGTACTAACCTTTGTAGAACCTCGCCCATATCTATACACTCCTAAAGAACAAGCGTATGTTGTTGGTAGTGATATAAGGTATTTCGTAGAAAAAATAGAAGATTCAGAAAGCTATGCTATTGAGATAGATCAAGCCCAATATGATAGTATTGGAAAAGAAAAAGGTATTGATAATGGTATTTATACGTTTGCATCAATTAACTGGAAGTTAACCGGACGAAGACAAGACATCATTGACCATAATGAAACTCAACTCTATAAGGCATCAGCAACTGTCCCCAGTATCAACTATGCAGTAAGAAACTTTTTAGAATTTGCTCGCATCACTTTAGTTTGATTTCTGGTATTAAGTTAGTATGTTTATCACATGATTATAGATAGCATACAACAACTTAAGGATTTCAATTACAGCTCAGTATTTTTATATCCTATTGTTAAGGATTCGAGGTTACATAATATTCAAAATTCAATTATAGGTTTTGTTGTTGTGGATCTTGGTTCTAGAAGTTGTATTACTATAAGTAATGGTCATCCTGAGGGTGTGTTTCATACCAATGACCTATCGTTTCTAGCAAATAGTCAAGTATATTGCTACAATATAGCAGTATTTAGATATAATGGTTTAGACGTCTCGAAGTTTATTGATATTGATATGCAGTATTATTTATACTCTAATGCTGGCTATTCTCAAGACACACCATCCATCATATCACACTACACAAGACAATTCAACCAATGCTATCGTATTAACGAGCTCATTCCCTTATACAAGCACGAACAATTTGTATTGGATATGATTGATCAATGTTGGGTGAAGAATACTCAAAATGGATTACTCTTTTACCAACACGAACTATTATCTGTGTTTCACACCATAGAGCGAAATGGAATTAAGGTTGATGTTGATAGATTCAATCAAAGATTTGGTAAAACTTTAAGTCTACAAAACGATAAATGTTACACTCAGTATAATTACTATACAACTACTGGACGTCCAAGTAATAGATTTGGAGGGATTAACTTTGCAGCATTGAATAAAAACGATGACACAAGAGAAGCGTTTATATCTAGATACTCAGATGGATTACTAGTGGAGATGGATTTCAACTCATATCATCCAAGACTCATAGCCCAACTAATAGGATATGATTTTGGAGACGATAATGTATACGAACACTTAGCAACTTACTATCATAATACAGCTAATCCATCTAAGGAGCAGATTGAAAGTGCAAAGGAGGCTACTTTTAGACAATTGTATGGAGGAATCCAGCAGCAGTATCTACACATTCCATTTTTTACAAAGACTAACGATATGGCTAAGTATTTATGGAATCAAGCTGAGACAGTGGGTTATATTGAGAGTCCCATATCAAGAAGAAGGTTGATGCTGCATAATTATCAAGATATCAATATGTACGTGCTATTCAATTACTTTATTCAGATGTATGAAACAGAGCATAATGTATTAATTCTAAGCAAGTTGTTTGGACAATTAGACCCAGAAATATTGCCAATTTTATACACGTACGATAGTATTTTGTTTGATTTACCACAACATAAATACGAAATACTAAAACACACATTGAAAGAAAATATCCCAAACATCTTCCCATACAAACTAAAAAGTGGTGTGAATTATGCTAGTTTAGTTTAACAAAGACTATTTATAAGAAAACTTGTGATGAAGAAATCCGATCTAATCAGAATTATAAGAGAAGAGGTATCTACCGTAATTAAAGAGTTATCGCAAGCCGAAAAAGCCGCTAACATAAAATCTAAAATGGCTGATGTAGAGGCAAAAAAGATAGCATTGAAACATGCACAAGATGAGCTTAAAAAAATTCAGGCAGGAGTAGTAGACGAGAAATAATGAAGCCACAATTACTATGCACATTCACATACTTAGATAGATTAACTAATAGCATTGGTCAAATCTATAAAGCATATAATGCAGATGACGTATCAAACATGAAATGTTATTTTTATGTTGAATTACCAACAAATATTATATGCGTCTACAATGTAACAACAAATGAGAGAAGATTAAAGGATACAATATCAATAAATAGAAAAAAAGAATCAAATACATTCTATAGCATAAATGCACTCAACAGCCTAATTAGATTATCCAATGATGGGATCTTAGATAAAAACTTTAGAGTTGATTGGTCCAAGTATGTAGATACATTATTACTGGCTGACGGTGATTATAATTGTAGAATGATACAAATAAAAGAATTGCAATAAAGTTTGCATTTCACAAATAGGTTAAGTATATTTAAAGAGCAAGACTAGTAAGGGAAGAAAAATTTAGGCACAGAGTTGTCAGTATCAAAAAAAGTCCCTATATTTAAGTCTATTATTAATTAATTTTTAAACCAGTATTGTTATGGCAGTAAATCTAGATGCAATCAAATCAAGATTGCAACAATTGCAACAAGCCAGTAATGGCGGAGGTGGAAACAGAGCAAATGACTCAATTTGGAAACCACCAGTAGGAAAGTCTCAAATTCGTATTGTCCCTTACGCATTTGACAAAAACAATCCTTTCCAAGAACTTTATTTTCATTATGAAATCGGTAAGCGTACAATGGTCTCTCCAATGTCTTTTGGAAAACCGGATCCTATTGTAGAGTTTGCAGAAAAGTTAAAAAAATCAGGAGACAAAGATGATTGGAAGTTAGGTAAGAAGATTGAACCAAAATTTAGAGTTTATGCTCCAGTAATCGTTAGAGGTGCAGAACATGAGGGAGTCAAATTCTGGGCTTTTGGAAAACAAATCTACACTGAGCTTTTAAGCGTTATTGCAGATCCTGATTATGGAGACATTACTGATTTGATGAATGGACGTGACCTTACAGTAGAGCATATTGCTGCTGAAAAAGAAGGTGCATTCCCATCATTTACAGTACGTGTTAAACCAAACCAATCACCAGCTACAACTGATAAAGAGATTGCTGAAATGATTGTTAAGAATCAAAAGAATCTTAAAGAGCTCTTTGTTGAGATGAGTTATGATGAGATGACTGAGGCTTTACAAAAATGGTTGGATCCATCAACAGACTCAACTGATGGTACAAAAGCTACAACACCAATAACTGGAGCAACAACTGCAACAAAAGCAGATGACATCTCTTCAGCATTCGATTCACTTTTTAATTCTTAAAAATTATGGCAAAGCAGGTTAAAGCAACTCCTGAAGAGATTTCAGGAAGGGACGAACTAGCCTCCCTACTAGCGGATAGCTTAAACAAAAAGTTCAAAGACTTTAAAGCTGCTCATTTTCTAGATGGTCAGCAAGAAACTCCAACAGACTTAACTGAATGGGTTGGAACTGGGTCTTCATTATTAGACTTAGCAATCTCAAACAGACCTGATGGTGGATTTCCAGTAGGTCGTATCATAGAGCTGCAAGGAATGGAGGCATCTGGAAAAAGTTTAATTGTAGCTCATACATTAGCGAATACACAAAAGAAAGGTGGGTTGGCTGTGTACATTGATACAGAGAATGCGTTGAGCGAAGAGTTTTTGAGAGCAGTAGGTGTTGATGTAGCTAACATGTTGTATGTCCCACTTGAAACTATTGAAGATGCATTTGAGGCAATTGAGAACATTATTGAGACCGTACGTAAGAGTTCAAAGAACAGACTTGTAACAATAGCTCTCGATTCTGTTTCAGCTGCAACAACTAAGATTGAGCAAGATGCTGACTATGACAAAGATGGTTGGGCAACTGCAAAAGCAATCGTAATGTCAAAGGCTATGCGTAAGATTACTAACATCATTGCAAAGCAAAGAGTATTACTAGTATGTACATCACAGTTACGTGAAAAGATGGGAGTTATGTTTGGTGACAAATACACAACATCAGGTGGTAAGGCTTTGGGTTTTCATGCAAGTTGTAGAATTAGATTGAAGGGTGTAGGTAAGTTAAAGAGTGGATCAGGAAAGACTGAACAGATTATTGGAGTACAAACAGAAGCTCAAGTAATCAAGAATCGTATGG